CCTTTGGCCAATTTTTCTTTATTGGCCAAAATTGCAATATTTTGATTTGGTGTAAATAGGGCTTGGTGTAAAATATCCGAAATGATTGTGGTAGATTTACCACACTGTCTAGGCATTTTTGCTATAACGAAACGATTATTTCGAATTAAATTTACTAATTTTTCTTGAAATGGATATAATTCAAAATTTATTAATCCTTTATCCGTATTAACAATTTTAATATAATTTTTCATAAAATAAACAGGATCATTCATACATCTAGCGTACTCTGCTATCTGTTCTTGTGTAAAATTTACAGAAGTATTACTCTTCTTTAAATTCGGGTTTCCTAGATAAGAGTCTTTATGATTCATCACTATTTAATTTTTTAATTTGATCTAATTGACCACGTAACATTTTTTGTAAATCTGCAGTACTTCCTACAAAAATTGCATTATCAATTTTTGTTTGTGTTTGGTTATTGTTAGTAACATTTACATCGGTTATATCTTTTACTTTCTTATGGAGATCTAAAAGGTCTTTATTTGTATCTGCCACACTTTTTATTAACTGACCTATAACCTCATATGCACGTGGGGATTCGCCTTCAGATGCTATGTGTAAGATTCCATCTATTGCAGCAGAACCCTTAGATATTAAATCTTTTAAATTTTTTCTAACTTCATTGTAATCTAATTGGAAATCATTAGACTCTGACACCTTTATTTCAGACTTAGAAGAATTTATTATTTCTCCAATACTATCTGGAACAATTTCTTCAGATTTTTGTAGAGAAGTCATATCAAAAATTTCATTTAATTTGTCACTCATGGGTATTCTGTAATTTCTACTTTATAGTCATAATTATCTGTTGGCAAAACTTGATCATATGGAGTCAAAACAACTGCTTGTCCGTTTATATCTATAACGATATCACCATTCGTATCTCTATCATAGATAACAGGTTTAATATTAATATTTACTATTTTTTTACTCATTTTCATCCCACGTGAATAGGTTTATATCTATGTTGTTTATTAGACCTGTATCCTTTACTGGACCATATAGATTTACTTTTGCTGTAAATTGTAATTCCCAAGTCAATACTCTATGAAGATCGTCTTTTAAATTTCCTTCATAGTTTTCAGTTGGAATAATCTGCCCCAATACTATCGGTATATCTAATCTTTCATTCGTATCGGATAAAATATCTGGTTTTATTGTGATATTAAATTGAGGATTAAAATATGGTAATATTTGCTCTACTATTTGCAAACCATCGTCTACGTTCCTAACATATGAATATAAAGAAAACTGTATATTATATGGAACTTCACTATAATGATATTTTACTTGGTTATTAGAATTTATGCTATATCTTTTTTGTATTAAATTTCTTTTTCTTTCAGCATCATATTCCATTCCGGTTATAGCAAAAGACATACGAGGTAAAACTATTTGTGTAGAATATGCTTGCTGCATATCCGGCCCAATATTTAATCTATGAAACATTCTCTCTTTTGGTGCATACGATAAAGGAACTTTAATTTTTTGTGTTTTATTTCCTGAAGTGGTAGACCTTTCAATATAAACATTATTGAATAATGTACCAAATGATGCAACTGTTTTTCTTACTAATGAATGATAGAATGTTGAAAACATCAGTAATTACCTTGTGAGAATGGATCTTTTTCCGTAAAATCTATAATATTGTCTGCCTCTAATTGCAATTCATCATTATCATCTTCGGTCTTAATATCTTTAATATACTTACCATCCGGATCAGAATCTGTGCCAACAGTTGCAACAATATCTTCTTCAATCTTATCAATTTCTGTGTGGCCGGTGTTAATTTCTTCCATAGAGTATTTAAACAGCTCACAATTAACCGAATATGTATATAGTTTTCCTTGTTGGAAAAACACATTGTGTGAATCAACATATTTTATTTCAAACAATGCTTTTGACAATGGAAAATATATAAGATCACCTATCATAGGTGCAGTCAATAATATAGGTCTATCTGTAAAAGCAGGCATTTTACTTGCTTCTTCTAAAAATCTTTTTTTAGATATTGTTAAAGTTACATTGTGTTGGACTTCCATTCCAAATTTAGATATAAGAAGCCCCTCTCCTTCGAATCCTGTAGCATTTTCTATAAATGCTTCAATTTTAAATGTATCTTTAAAATAACTTAGTTGATCTTCTCCGAATATAACATCTTTATTTAAAAATCTTCTAGGTAAATAATAAACATCTAGCCCATACATTTTTATAGATTCAATTGAAAGATCTTCAAGTAAATCTTGTGTTGGTTTATATGATAAATTATTTACAAATGGATTTGTTGTCATTTATTAGCCTACCATGAATCCGGGTGGGAGTTCGTATTTACTTTGTATCTGTTCTTCTATTTGTTGCATCTCTTGTCTGGATTCTGTTAGAATAGTTGCAGCGTCAAACGTAACTCCTCCGGGTAAACTGACTCCCGAATATTTTGATAAATTCTGGCCCCATTGAAATTTAATTATTGCTGTGCAATATTTTTTAAGCAACCAATCATTAAAAATTTCAGTATATATGTTGGGATCTAATATTTTATATGCTTCAAAAAGTAAATATGCACCAACATGTGTTTGCGTTTTCCAATCCATATTGATATAAATTCTATTTGTAACTCTGCTAAACTCTAAAGTTTTTTCTGGAGTTAACATATCTTGTAACATCTGCATATGTCTTCTGGTAATATCATACGATATAAGACTATCGCTGTAAGTATTTGTTCTTAACCCATACAAATCATTCAATGCAATTTGATATTTTGCATCGAACATTCCGGTTCCACCTAAAGTATCAAATAACTGAAATACCTTTACAACACTTACCACAGATCTACCTTCTGGATCCAATGCAGGTGCTGCTTTTATACCTTTACTTGTATCTTCTAACACTTCATCTTTTAAATCAATGTATCTTCTGTCTATATCTGTTTGAGTAACCTGTCTTAACATGTAAACCCGTTCTACGCCGTCAAAGTGATATTCCGAAAAATATTGTAAAGCATCATCTAGACGATCCTCTATCTGGGCATCGTCTACGTTTATTTGAATAACGGGATATCCTAACCGTCTTAGACAGTATTCTTTTAATTCTTGTCTTGAATTTGGCCTCATTTAGATCTCCTTATATAATAATATTTATATATAAGGAGATTTAAAATTATTCAGAAAATAGATAAGCAATCTTACCTAAATCATTTACTGATAATTTTAGATCGTTGCCAAGTGTTTCGGTCGGAACTGGGTTCCAATCTACTTCAATTTCCTCATTTAAAAGAACAGAAAATTCATTTAAAAATTCTTGCTTCTTTTCTTCTGTCACAGTATTTTGTTCATTATTTGAATACTTTTTAACCAACTTTACCCTCTGTTCCTCTATATTTTTTAACTCAGTATTAAGATTATTTACAAGTTTCATAACTTTATATGAAACATTGATTGGCAACTCTAAATCTAATAACTTTGTTAAAACTGGAACAGAAACATAAACATCACTTAATTTTACCTTCATTTTTTAAATCTCCATTAATTTATTATTGTCATCACAACATCAAATTCATAATTTAATACCAATCCACCTATGGTAGTATTTAGTGCCAAAGTTGTTGCTCCTTTGGTAAAATATAAAGATTTTATATTAGCATCGGTTGTTGCTAATTCTGATAATCTTTCATTTGAAATTAAAGTTCTGTAACTTAATGCTAAAGTATCCGTGTTAAATACATTTGTTGTAAACATTCTTTTAATATTTGGATTATTTTTGTCTGTTATTAATATATCATATATAACTGCTTTAGCGTCTGCAGGAATTCCGTCAATATATGCAGTGCCATAACTCATTATGGTTTTGTTGAGTTTCTTTATTCTTACACTATTGTTACCACCAGAGAATGCATTTGCTGCATAAATGCTCAATTGACCATCTATGTTTATATTTTTTGCAGTATTACTTATATAATAAACGCTATCAACATCAACATTAGCACGTAAGTATATTGTCCCGGTTGATGCTGATCCATTATACTTAGAACCGAGAACCAGATCGTTTGCGCTGGTTGTGCTTGTGTACATTAGCACTTCGTCTACTATCTTTTCTATAGTTAGATCCTTAGTATTTGTTGCTGCAAAAGAGAAATTTAATCTTTCATTTGCTGCTACATGAATATTTGCTGTTGTTGAAGAATATAATGTATTCTCTGTTGCACCAGCATTTGTTAAATTAAAGGTGCCTGTGCCAGATTTTAGGGTCATGGCATTTGCTGCACTAGAACTTATCAGTCCACCATTAATTTGAACATACCCTGCCCCATACGGGCTTAATATTAAATCACAACTTGTAGTTGCACCTGAAATTTTATTAACACTTAATGTTGGACTTGTTGTATTATTAAGATTAACATAAAAATCACCAGTTGAAGAAGAATTAGTAAATGTTATTAATTCTTTATTATTTTGAACAAATGATTTATTATTAATATTTAAATTACCACCAAGATCGGGTGTTAAGTCTTCGGACAAATTGCTCAATACATCAAATGCACTTATTTTTACTGTGCTAGAATCCTCTTTAGTAATTATTATATTATACCCAGCAGCGATAGTAAAGGAAGAATTGTTTGATGTTGTTTCGATATAATCATCAGCAAATCCTGTATAATCATTAGATATATTAACTTTGCTATAAGATTTGATGCCGATCAAATCTTTAAAATAATTCATATCTATGCCGCTTAAATAATTATTTCCAGATTTTCTTCCAAGAATTTGATTTTCTGTCAGATACACATTTGTTGGAATATAATTTCCATTTGTGTCTAAATCTGTACCAGCACATTTTACAGTGGATGCTGGCATGGGTTCCATTTCAAATATTGCTTTATATGTTTTTGTTAAATTATTATAATTATAAGATATGTTTATATTTTTGTATTGTCTTGATGAAGCGGATGCAGGTTTTAGATCGATATTGCCTGCGAGTGTTTCATAATTTTGTGTTGTGCTTTCTAAAATTAATGCGGCAGCTGCTCTGGCAACCGAATCATCTGCTGTTTGTATAGTTTTAATACCATATGCTGCTGGAGCGGAGGACGAAATTGTAATTTCACCCGCAGCAGTATTGTTTATTGTAATGTAACTTCCTTCTTTGATTATAACATTTCCTGATCGTTCATCTGGATTTACTGTTACACTTGAACCATTTATTTTTTGAATTGTGATTGAATCAAAGAAGTAATCTTCTAGAAGAGTATTTAAATCTGTTTGAGTTAGTGCTGCTATTTCATTATTAGATAATCTACCTAAAACCGAATTAGCGGGTAAAACTAAATCAACATTTCCTTCATCTGTAGTATTTTTGCCAACTTTTACGCTATTAGCAGGCATCAATTCTAAATGTGTATTTGTTATTGAGGCATCTTTAACAGACAATAATAAATCAAAATTACTATCAGTTGAACCGACTTCTGCTTTAATTGTATTTGTGTCTGGAATTTCGATAACAGCACCAGTATCCCCTGCATTAAATGTTCCATGTGATGTTAATATGCTGTTAAAACCAGAACCTAAACTTGCAAAGTATGATGTACTATCTGCCGATATAACCACCACTGATGAGCCATCTGTATTTTCTGATGCCGTTAATGTTATACCTGATCCAGATTGTAGTGTTAAAATATCTGTTTGAGAAGCAGCAGCCAAGGTTGTTGTTGTTGCTCCATTTATAACATCAACAATACTATATGCATTTTGATTTTCTTCAAGATAGCCTGTAGGCGAAGATCCTATTAATTTGCGTAAATCTGATCTATTTAATGCAGTTACAGAACTCTTATCGCCATTGGTGTCTACGATTCTACCAACAACAAATCCTGCTATAGCTCCAGGAACGCCTCCGCCATTTGGTTCTTCGCCGTATGATAATTCATATACACTAGTTACGCTGTTTTGCACATAAAAACTACCATCAGTGCTTAAATAATAATTTGGAAAATTATTTAGAGAAACATTTATTGGTGTTCCAGCATCATCAGAGGCTTTAATCGAAAATGCACCCATATTAGCCAATTCTGTGTTTCCAACACTGCCTGCGGCAGGAACAGAGACGCCAGTTGCAGTTATAGTAATTCCGTTGTAGGCGTGGTTCGTTAGTGTTATACCGGTTCCAGCAATTAATTCTAATGTGTCATTTGAAACAGAAGAAGTCAGAGTAAATTGAACATCGTCTGAAGAATCGGCAACAACGTCTATTATACCAAATCCAGCGGGTGCTTCAATTTCAACTTCGGTATCAGTATGTGTTTTTGCTACTTGTATTTGGATACCATTTAAGCCAGTAAACTGTATATTGTCTGCAGTCGAAATTGCTGCAATACTATTAACTGTGGCATATGTGTTTTGTGTTCCAGCACCACCAGATGCATAAATTTCTATTTCATTATTGCTGTTTGTTCTTATACCTATTCCAGTTCCACCCTTAAAATTTAAAGTATCATTTACTATTGTTGGGCTAAGTGTGGATGCATCATCTACAATATAGATGTCTTTGAATGTTGGTAGTTGTCCGTTTCCTTGTGTTAACAGAATTCCAGATTTAGTTCCTGTTGCAATTAATACGGGTTTTGCTATTCCACTTGGCTTGGTAGTTGTAACACCGCCTGCTGTTTCTGAAAGATAATATGTCTCACCAAAAGTTAAAGATAAATCTATGCTTGCGGTTGCATTAAATTGTCCAGATAAAACAACATAATATTTTCCATTATAAATTCTTTCAACTATACCAATAAAATTGCTATTTTCTTCTGTGGTTGCATCTGCACGAGTTATTCTAACAGAATCTGTATCTGTAGTAAATCTTACCACATCTCCTTCTAAAACGGTTCCGCTTATTTCTGTGGCAACATATCTATTTAACCATCTATAATCTAATATACCACTTGTATTGGCTATTGGAATTACATAATTTGTAAACGTGGAGGTTGGCTCGGTTTTAAATTGTGATGATCCTGTTATGTTTGCAATATAAATTTTATCATTTACATATAATAATCCACCACCACCCTCACCAGATGATAATTTTGATAAGCGTATAACATCTTGGTTTTCTCCATTACTGCTGTCATCTTTGAATGACATTTGTAATATGTCTTGTGTTGGGTCGGTGGTTATTTCCCAATATTGATCATCTGTTATAGAACCTTTTTGTATTTTTAGAGAAACAAATGTTTGCTCATCAACCAATCCAAAGGTAAATGTTGCTTCAGTAGATGTTTCAGTACTATCTGAAACGTTTACAAATTTAGATCCGGTTGTAAAGCCTAAATCTGCAGTTGAGAGCCATGCATTTTTTGCACCATTATATTCAAATTTTGCTATTTGTTCTTTAGTTGCAACTTTTAATCCAGAAACAACTTGGTTTTTTGGTAAAAATTCACCATTAGTGTCTAAACTGTAATTTAATGTTATATAAGAATTTTCAACTAATATATTTTGTGAATTTAAGAATAAACTATCAGTTTCAAAGGATACATATGAATCAGAAGAATCGTTTGAAAAAATATGATTTCCATTTATGTTTAATGGTAAAATATTACTTGCTTTTACTTTTCTTAGTTCATTATTATTATTTGTATTATCGTCACCATTAACATCTATCAACAAATAATCGTTGTTATTTACAACAGTGTCCTCTGGGAGAGAAAATATATCTATTCCGACTGTTTTATCTGAATAAAATGTTAATCCGGAATTTGTTTTTAAATTTATTGAAAAGGTTGTTTCGCCATTCGTTCCAGCATCAATTTTAATTCCATTACCCTCTATGGCAGAATGTATAGTTATACTATTGTACCCACTAATCAATTCATTAGTGGCTACAAACCATGTTGAGAACGTATCTGTTAAATTTAATGCTGTTATTTCTTCTATGGCCATTAGTTATTCTTTTCTTTAATTATTTTTTCTAATAATTGTTTTAGATCATTTATATTGTTATCAATATTTTCTATTTTTTTTTCTATTTGTATGTATTTATTAGATAAATTTTTAATATTTTCTAAAGTTGATTTTTTTTCACTGTTAAAATTTAAAATTGCTTTAGAATGTGGATCTTTTTTAAAAAAAGGATGGTCTTTTATTGGTATGAAGTCGCTCATTGTATTGCGATTCCTCTCATGTCTTTGACTTTAGGTACATTGCATGAATTATTAGAAAATAGGCATATCTTAATACTAAATTTATCAAATGCATCAATGTCTTCTGGGAACGTATATTCAATTTCTCTATAATCTTGATCATCTAGTGACACAAAATCATTTCCGCTTCTAGTCAGTTGGACATATGGTTGATTTTCAAATTGTCCTGATGATGATGCACCTTGTGTTTTAACAAAAACGGCAAGATCTGTTCCTTGTGGTTTGTATACTGTTAAAAGAACTTTAATGTTTGATGCATCAAATCCTGGAGCCAATGTTATTTTTCTTGTCATATAACGCATTGTTGCAGGATTCTTTCCTTCTGCTGTTGATTGTTTTATCGCAGCAAATGGTTTTGTTTCATTTTCTATTATAGTAGCAGACGCTCTTCCATCTGCACCTATTTCAGAAACGTCTATCATATTACGAATAAATAGAACTCCAGATTTTTCTAAATCAAATATTGGAGAAATATGTGGATTCGTTAGAGTTGTATTAACTACAACTTTAAATTGTTGTTGTGGTGAGGCTCTTCTAATAGCACCTGCATTACCTAAAACAATATCTGTGTTCAAAGGAACATTTGTAGTATCTATATTTGTAGATCCTTCATAGTAATCAACTGAATAATTTACTCTACAATTAGGATAATCGACTGCTTTAAGTGCCAAATTATATGTATTAAATGTTAATAAATCACCATCACCATTTTCAAACGTATTATTAAAATCTGCTGCAATGCTGGCATCTGCTGCTAAAGTAAAGGTCTTAGATGCGGGGTTTGTTGGTGATGCAGTTGAATCAAATATTAATTTATTCATCTTAAACATCAGATCAGTTGTACCGTCTGGTTCCCAAGTAGAAGCATTTGCGGATCTAAAGAAAACTCCTAAATATGGGTTCTCTAGAACTCTTAAGTTTTCGTCTCTAACATCTCTATCTCCTAGTTTTGCAGCATATAATGCATATTCTCTGCTTGTAGAACGAACAACAAAAGAGTGTTCGCCAGGAGACAGATATACTGGAGCATCAAATGTAAATTTAGTAAATTTGTTGGAATCATTTATATCGGGTAAAGCATCAGCGTCATTTAATGCTTTTACATTTGCTGCATTTACTACAGCAACTCCATTTGGATAAATTCTATTAATATCTGGATAGCCGTTTACTGTCGGTCTGAGTTCAACTTTGACAGGAATAACTGGATCTTTAGTGCTAAAACACAAATCTAAAGATTCAACATAAACCCCATCTGGATATAATTCTTCATTTACAAAGAATGTTTGTGCCAGAGGGTCAAAACTGTATAAGAATTGTAATTCTCTAGATCTTACAGTTCTTTCTTGTAATGTTTGAGTATTATTAAATCTAAAATCTCTTACAGTTGTTGATGTTGTTTCTTTTGTGACACTTAAACCACTAGCAGCAAATGCGGCAGTGGCATACATTGTGGTATTTATATCTGTTTTATCGTTTACTTGATTATCTGTAATTACAAATAATTTTTCTCCTGTTCTAAATTTATTAGAGGGTAAATCAAATAATATTTCTATGTTTCCATTTTTGTCTGTTTTAGGGAAATTTCCCACAAAATTTACATAAGTGCCGTTTCTATTAAATCTACAATATTCTTTAATATCAATATTATCAAAGAAAATATAAACTCTAGTGTTTGGTCTTAACTGTGTAGCCGATATTTTTATTGTCTGGGGTCTCATGAAATGAACGAGAGACACATCGGTTACTCTTTCACCCAAACTTACATTACGCTCTGAAGATGTTAATTGTCCTTGTGTTCTTGTTCTTTCTTGTTCTCTAGTTACATCCCAAACTTGAAACATACTTCTTCCTTGGGATACGCGACCCGGAGTAGTTCTTGTTGTATCTGTTGTTTGCCAATCTGAAAAGAAAGTACCGAATGGAGCAATATTATTATTAAATAGTGCTTGATTAATATTATCTATTGCCTCATTCAATCCACCAGTTAGATCAATTTTAACCTCTGGCTTTACCGTAGTGTCCACCCAATCATCAGAAGAAGGTTTCAATATGACCTCTCCATCGTATTGGAAACTATCTAGTGCTGTAATTAATACGGTTTGTGTGGCTAAAGGTTGTGTAATAAATGTTTCTATACTTTCTGGTTGTAGTATGTAAAGACCTGTGCCTTGTATTGCCCCAGAAAATGCAGATTTTATAATTGCAGAATTTTGTTCAACGAAATTATTTGTTGAACCGGGATCAGGAACTAAAGACAATCTTGTTGTTTTAAATGGGTGTCTTAGGTAGCCTTCTCGTGGATTTACACATGCATTATATTGTACACTATAAACATCACCAACTGCATGGCTAACGAAGGAATCAACAACAACTCCATTTTTTTCTCTTGTAAATCCGTTTGCATCTTTAACAACAAGATCAGTTGCCTCTTTTTCTAATAAAGAAAGTACAGTATAATATTCTATTTCTGATATTCTCTTATCGAGTTTACCGATATCACGCATGGTGTATCGTCTATTTTCTATTTTTCTAAATGTAATGTCTTTAACATTTAATGTGTATTCGGGAACTTGAACTGTATACAATAACATTCCTAATTTGTTATTAGTTGCGGGTTCTACTGCCTCTATGGAAGATACTCCCTTATCTAGGGTAAATGTTCCTGATTTATCAAGATATAATTTATCTACTCTATTTAAATAATGTTCATTTTTAATAACAAATCTTGAATTGGGTATAGAAGTAAATACTATATCATAATATGCCGTGTTATCATAAGGATTTTCGTTATTACTTATGGGAGCTGTCAATGTTTCAACTGGCCTAAAATCTATTATAGAGCTTTTATGGAATATTTTTCCAGTCTTTGATGGAAAATAACCAATATCATCTAAAGGCATTAACACGCCGGTTCCATATGTGTAGGATTCTCTTACAACCGGACCGCTGCCACTGTGTTCAAAGTAATTATAGGATATACTTAAGTCGAACGGGGTAGTTTTTGCTACAGTTTCATCTAGTCCAATTGCAGAGAAGAATTCTGTTCTCTTTTCTTTATTTAATAATAATTTACCAAACCCATATATCTCATCAGTTTCTCCAGAAGTGAATAAGAAATATTGTGTAACATCTGTTGCTCCATATGCAACAGAAACCAGTTCTTGAACATCTGATTTTGTCAAATATAGATAAAATTCATCAACTGTTACTTGTTGATTGTTTACTGTAATATATTCTTGCCACTTGAGGGCTCTTGTTTCGGTGTTAGATTCATAATTTTTAGTTCTTGTTATAGCAGCAATATTTATTTCAAATTCACCTGTAAATATAAAATTTTTATTCTCAGGATCTAAATCTGCAGGTGCTGTTAAATCTAACGCTTTGGTTTCGATGTCCTGAACAATAATACTTGAGTCTGAAGTTTTTACTATATTATTTGAACTGTTTTGATAGATTAGATACCCAGAAGTTAGTGTGCCATTTGGAATTTTTGTGGTGTCTATTGTTATTGTGCCAACACTAAAAGTTCCACTTAAAGTTTTTGTAACCTTTATATTTTGTAAATTATTTCCATTCGCATCTCTTACCTTTTCAAAATATTTTGCATTTTGTAATGGATATATTAATCCGGTTTCTGATCTATCGTTTAAGTGAATTGATGCATAAGGTTCTACTGTGTCAACTTCAACTGCAGTTCTTAAACTATATTGTATTCCGGATCTTATAACAGATACTATAGTATCTGCGTTCTTTAAAACAACGTCTGTAGTTTTTCTTTCAATTATTAATTCTGTGACAAATATAGGATTACCATCACCATCAACCTGTCCAGAGTCAATATCTGTAAGAGCAACTATCTTAGCATTTGAAGTTGTCGATCCGCCCAAAATTAAAGCATCATTATCTCTTAATTCGTCAGTAGTTGTTTTTAGTGTTACTTTGCAATATTTAACGGAAACTGGATCTACTTCAAATATGACTGCCCCCTCTAAAGATAATTGATCCATGAATGTTAGAACGTCATCTAGAGTATAATCGCCAATAGATTTTATATTTGCAACCGATAATCCATATGTTCCGGCATTAGAATAAACAGTTCCTCCTGCGGGTATAGTTAAAGCGTTTATACTTAAAGAACCTATTTCTGCATTGGTTGGGGCAATTCTTGCTCCAACTGAATATGTTTCATTTCCTTTTGTTTCTAAAATTTGACTAAATTCTGTTTTATTGTTTACTATTTGATCGGTGTTAAATGTTCCACTCTTAGATTGAATAAATGTTTTATCTAAATTATATAACCAATCTTGTGTATCAACAAAGGGTATGGTTTCTGGAACTATTTTTTGTGAGCCGGGAGTGAATGTAAATTGTTTACTTTCATCATCCATTCTAACTACTAATTTTGGTGGATTAATAAAACTTTGAGTTCCGGTTTTTGGTGTTATCCATTTAATAACTTTACCACTGATATATTCATTTTCATTAATATATTGTCTTACTGTTGAACCAATTTCATAATTTTGTTCTTTTATCCATCCATCTTGTGTATCAATTCTTTGTACTATGTTTTCACCAACAGTCATATCACCTTTATATGCTTCTGATATGTTAACAAAAAATCCACTTTTCTTGCTAAAATCTGAGGCATTTAGATCGTATGCGTTTCCTCCGAGACCTAGAGATGAAAGATTTCCTGTAGAATCTAATTGATATATTGGGCCATTTTCTTTCTTAAATATACCACTAAGACATTGTACGAATAAAGATCTAGTTCCTGCCGCCCAACCTAACACATTTGCTTCAGTTCGAACCAGATATTCTTGGCCTTCTCTGATCACACTGCTTGTATTATCATATTGAATTACTTTATATGCTGGTTGGCCTGGGAATGTGGGATTATATGTAAAGGCATTTGTTTCGGAAAAAGTTACTTCTTGTAAAATATTATTGTCTACAAGAGTTTCTACTCTATCTACCCTATAACGAGCACAAGGAACGTCTTGTATTTCTTCAATATAGAAAAGATTTAAAACATAATCCAATCCACCAATAGTTGTAATTGCATCTTCTGATAAAAGTTGATTCATCTCAACTATCAACGTTATACTATTTGTGCCCAAAATTACTGATAATATTTTACCATATGTTTGAATTGGTATCTGTCTAATATCGAACCCGTTTGATTCATTTTGATTGGAATATCTTGTTCCACCTTGGCTAACTCCACCATTTCTAATTCTTACAGTATTTCCTACAATTGGTGTTCCATAATCAAAATAATGTTTTTCTGGATATTGTTTTCCGGTATCACATGCTAATTGTGTTGTTCCGCGATTATAATGTTCACATTCATCTGTGCTAAAATATGCAGTTATTTTTTGAACAGAAGTTAAAAATCTAACATTTTTAATACTTGATCCATAAGAGAATACGTTTTGAGAACCATTCGCAATTTCAGCACCATTAAGTCCTCTACCGTTATTAAATATTGGACCATTTTTAGCTTCAAAGGTTCCACTTGTTGTTTTAATGAATAATGTTTGAGTAAAATCTGATAAAGTGGCTCTAACTAATTCACCGGTTGCACATATTTTTCCAGTATAGTCTGCTTGCTTTACTAAAGATGGACTTGTGTTGCTCAAATACGATGTAGAGAACGTGTTGGTTTTTGAAGGATCGTATGCAGTTTTAACATCCGTGTAAAAAGGTTGACTTACAACTGCCTTAATAACATTCGTGACAGTTTGAGATAATCTTCTGAATTCATATTCGATACCATCATCAACAGGAGAGCCGATTGTTTTAGTTAATTCAGTAAAATTTGCCATACTGATCCTTTATTATGAGATTGTTCCTGATACGAATGCTATATGTTCTTTATTATTTATATTAATATATGGTGTTTGTGTATTAACCATAGTTCCGTCTTTAAATGGTGCCCAATGTGTTAATTGGCCTTGTGCAAAGGAGCTTTCGGGTGTTCCTCTAAATTCTATTTCCACCACATTTCCGTGAACCTTTATTTTTTCCTCAAATATATCTTCTGCTATAAGAGTGTTGTTTAATGTTGAATCGACAACAGGTTTCATATAAATTAAATTATTAATTTGTGAATTAATAACAGATGAATTTAAAAATGTATCTCTGGCTTTATCGCACGTTACATTTTGTGGTATAAGGTTCTCGTAAGAAAATCCTTCAATGTACGCTTTACCTGGATTTACTTTTATGACAAATTTAGATTCATCACCCGGTTCTGTTGTGTTTGATGGTGGGTAAATACCTATATCGTCTAATATAAATTGAACTGAGGCATCTAGTGTTACTGTTTGGCTAAATGTACCAGTATCTACAGTTTTTACAGAAAATTCTTTACCAGAACTAAAAGAACTAAATGATAACCCGTTTAATGATCTTATGTACACTTTGCCACCTAAACGATCTATTCTCTCTATAATACCAATAGGTTCACTTTGTATTTCTGTGCCATATTTATAATTTCCTGCTGGTTTTGTTTGTGTTGGAAATAATAAAATAGGTGTGGATGCAGTAGACCCGCTAAATCGAATAGATACGTCGTTTGCTCCTATTGTTTTTTGTACTATTAAATCTCCAACTTCAATTTGAGGAGCAATTGAAGCTGAACTAAAAATATATAAATCTTTTCTTAAATGTTCTTTAAAATCAATTAAAAATGGAAGAACCGTATAAGAACCGGATTCTTCATATGTTCTCTGGGCAAATAATTTTAATATTTCACTATAATCTGCTCCACCTTTGATAAAATCTGGTGCACCCTTACTCACGCGTGCAACTTCAACAAAAGATTCTGCATTATAATTTTCTAATACGTCTATATCAAAATCTTTATTTGTTAACGTAAAATCTATTTTTAATCTATCTGCACCTGGGGCCTTTTCGTTATAAGATCCTATTGCATTATCAACAAGAGTTATATCTTCTCTAAAATCTACAATTTTTGTTGTTATATCAAATCCTATTTTCTTTGATGGATATGAAAATAATTTTCTGCCAACATATTCTTCTTTACCTGTTATTGGCGTTTTTAAGCCATTATTCATTGTGCTCTCTATTTCAAGTAGAGCATTTGAACTTGTGCTTATTTTATACAATACAGTCGTCGATTCTTCAGTATTTACAAATCGACCAAATTTATAAAATATACCAGGAGAAACTGATGCAACCATTACAGTATTCATATTGTCCAGTAACAATTCACTTGCTTGTGTAACAGATGGTTCTATTTCAAAATTTATTGGATTTTGATTTGAATTGTCTTTAACTTCTAACGCATCAACTGATGTTGAATTCCAGTTAGAATTAGTTATTTCAATTAATTTTATATCAGTTAGTTGTTTTAATTTATTGAGATTGCCCTTTATAAATTTAAATACAATAATTAAATTGTCAGAAACGGTTTCAGGTAAAACGTCTATAATTTTAACCTGAAAATCAACATCGTCTTCAATATTTACTATACCAGAAGTTCCTGTTCTTTGTGTATATGAAGTGCTATTATAAGTAAATGATGTTGGCGCAAATTGTTTATTTTTAAAATAATTTTCACAAACAGTTTTATCCGTAAAATCTGAATTTATAACAGTATTCGTTGCATCTTTAATTGAATTATTTTTTATTCTAATATAAAAATAATTTGTTAATGTGACCTTTGCACCAAAGACTTGAGATCCATCTTTAAAAATATGATCTGATATTTTAGATATTTGATTTTGTAGTATCGACTGAAGTTGTGTTAATTCTCTTGCCTGAACTGCTACTCCCGGTTTAAAAAGAATTTGTAAAAAATTCTTTGTATCGTCAAAATCATCAAAGTATGGTGAGTTTTTTAATTCGTCTTGGTGTTTAAATGCCATATTGTTTTGCTCTTTAGATTGTTATAAAGAATTTTATAGTAGTTGAGCCGTCTGTTGTTAACTGTTTTGGTGTAAAATTTTGTATATGCAACACTCGACCTCTCAAAGATAACATATTTTTACTAGTTATAGCATATGTATTTATTAGAGTATCTTGTGTTGTTCCTGTAGTTGGGTTATATTTTTTTAAATTATTTACTGTAGTTGATGATGAAAATGTTCCATAGAGTGTTTGAACCGCTATTTTTGGTAAATTGTGTGTTGTAGCAGAGGTTTTATCGAACGAAATGCTCAACACTCTGCCATAGGCTAATAGTTCACTACTGGAATTTATTTGTGCTACATAATCATTTATTGTAAATTCTGTTATTCCGTTTAAACCATTAGTATTAGTTATGTCTTCAACATCATAAAATGGTTCAGGGGAAGTTGGTGAGGATCCTTTATATAGAGTTAAAATGTCATAATTTCTTAAATTTTCTGTATCATTAATTATAAAATCATTATCAGAAGTTCCAACATATTCTTCTCTTTTAATTAAACCGTATTGCCTAAAATTGTTACTATCGTAACCCAACATTGACACAGTTGGCCCATCTGCCGTATATGTATAAGATGGTGTGCTTAATATTCCATTCAGACTGTCGAGTTTATTGTAAGTATCCGATGATGTTGGATTAAATTTTTTATATATTATGATGTTATTACATTTTAAATCGTGTAGTGGGGACAATCCAACTCCACCTGTGGGCGAAATTCTTGGAGCCAATTCATAATTTCCTATAACTTCTGCAGTGATATCGGAACAACCTGAACCATATTGAAAAATATTAATTTTTGTAATTTTTCTAGTAGTTGTGTCTAAAGATGGATATGCTATTAAATTTGAACAGTTTCCGCTTATTGTTATTTTAGGAACTATTTTATATATTTGATTGTTGTATGCATTATCTTTAGATATTTGTTCACACACTCTACAAATTATTACATTTGATGATATTGATAGACTATCTATCGTATGAACATTCAATACAATTTTTGTTGTTGCATCTAAAATCATTAATGAATATGTTCTGTTGTCATAAAATCCAGAAGTTCTATTTATGGTTGTGTCTAATGAATTTAAAGTTAAAACTAAATTTTCTTCAGTATCAGAATCTATTATAGTATAAGAAGCGTTTTCATTTAAATTAACCGCATATGGAAAGGCTTCTCCAAATTTAGTTATATCTATTCCTTCTATGCTACCAAATGATACATTTGTTGTTAAATAGTTATCTCCTGAGTCCTTAAATGGAATTAAACTATCCGTTTTTACTTTAGTATAAAGATCAGTAGAGATACCACTTCGTAATGTATTATAAACAAATTTCCATATATAACCATCGTTTGTTACTATTAAATTATTATTTGTTGGTGCAGTGGTTGGTGGACTGTATTGGCTTACTGCACCCGAATTATTGCTAATACAAATATATACATTACAAGCAAGACCGGAGGATGGCTCAACTGTAACATAATAATTTTTATTTAGTAAATTTTCTGTTGCAGAAAATTCATCATAAACAACTCCAGAAGTCCATGTGTTTTTTCTAATAGCATAATAAACGTCATCTGCTTTTAGTTGTATGGCAGAAAACATGTCTCTTAATGCATTATTATCTTCTTCAAAGGTGTCAACAATTGTATCAGGAGAATCCACATTTCCCCAAACGTCTGTTTTACCCAAAAATAAATAATGTTTTCCATTAATTAAGTCATTATAAACTGTTTTTACTATATCTGTTTTAAAAGAATCTTTATAGAATGGCATTTTAATTATCCTGTATTATCATTAACCGGTATATTAGTTATATCACTTATAGTAAATTCTAAAAATGTTTTAAGTTGATCATCTGTATTAACATTTTCTTGAACAACCTGATTCCAGTGTTTTCCAACAACCCAGAATTTTCCAGAATCTTCTAGTTTGGCTACTGGTAAAAACACATTAGCGTCAGTATTTATAACAACTAAATTGCTTTCTATTTCCGTTTTTGTCCCAGATAATGCAACTTCGGCAATCACATCTGCTTCATTTGTTTCCATGATATGAATAATTGTTAAATCATAAATGCTAGTCGGTTTTGTAACACCATTTGGTCCCCACCTATATCCATTATCATAGGGCGAAATATAATCTATTATTGGGTTTGCTGCTTCATCATACCCAGTAATAATTGGAACTTCATATAAATCTATTTTTGTACTTACGACATATGGAACATAATTTCCAATTACAGCAGAGAGTTGTTTTGTTTCTTCTAATTGTTCTATAGTTGTTGTGATTTGTAGATCTAAATTGGTTTTACCTTCAAATGAACCAAACACTTTAAATCCGGCAGGGTGAACAATTTTCTTGACTATAGGCAAATGTTCATTTGAATTAATGTCTGATAAAATGTCATATGAAAAATCTTGGTAATAATTACTATCTTGAATAACTTTATTGCTAGAAACAAAACTTGTCTCAGTTAAATTTTCATCTGTAGAGGAAGAAGTGTAATTTAAAAGTTTTTCAAATATTTTTTTGGCTATTGTGTTGTATCCTATTGGAACAAAGTGTGATCCATTATCTTTATAATATTGAGAGTATTCTGTTTTATTAATAATTTCTGGTATGTCTATTATTGTAACATCCGGTTCATCTATTTCTTTAAGTGTATCCCTATATTCTTCTAAATTTAAATCAGTGCTTGGTTCATGTGAACACATAATTGCAAAACATAAATTATTTTTATCATAACCAATTTTTGCCCAAACATTTTTTATTTTTTGTATTATTTTTAATACTTGTTGTTTATATTGTTTTGGATTATTATCTGGATACGCGGAGGGATTGTTTCTCCAAGCATTTGCGTCATTTAACCCACCCTGTAGCCAAAAACAAATTCTACCAGATCCGCCAGCTTGTTTTTGTCTTTCAACATGTTCTTGTATTATCAGTGCCCATGTTTCATGTGGTGTATTTATAATATCATAACCAATTTGAATCATGGTTCCGCCGGGATAATACTCGACATTTGAAACAGAAACACCTTGTATAGGAGAATAGATGCTTTGTAAAGCAGCCGAAAAGTTCTTACGCATTCTTGAATTATAAGTACTTCCTTGTAAAGGGGTTCCGTTGCTGTCACTGCCATATACGAAATTTCCAGTAAAATAATACGCATCAACACCATCACGAGACGCTGGTGGATAACCTCCAACATAATGATTTGTATTATTTGTTATTTCAAATTCATGTGGTATCCAATAATCATTATATATTGGTATACTTTGTGGGGGTGGCGCAGGATCGCCACTAAATTGTCTACTAGAACTAAATAAACTTTTTACTTGCCCACCATCTAACCGATTACTACCCGCACTATTTTTACCATTTAAATTTAATTTAAAATCTGGGATGATATCAGTATTTGTTGCATTAAATTTACCACCTATTATTCTATATCTTAAAACTTTTTCTAATAATAGAGGGCAATTTCTTGGTTCGGGTACTACATAACCTATATTATATAAACTGCCTCCAACATCAAAATTGGGAATACTTCTAAGAGAGAGTCCAAAATTAAAACCATTCATTTCTTTATCACACCAAAGATAATCTAAAGAATATGTGTTTGGTTTTAACCCTTTACTATAACCAATATAAGTATCAGTTGTTTGTGGATCAAACGTACCAATACCATTAGGAATCGTTACACCAACTCCAGTTGAAAAATGTTTTGTTAACTCTGATCTACCATACAAAGAACCAGGTAAAACTTTATTATCACTATTATAATATGCTTGATTATATTGATCAAAATGTAAGTACACAAAACACTTATAACCGCCAGGAACTAATCCACCTGTTTGGTATGTACCAAATATTGGAGTTCCATACATTTTTATTCCGTTTTCAATCATACCAGACATCAATCCACCATTCCAACCATATACACCATGACCAGTATTACTATCACCCGCCAATAAAACATCTATATTATCTTTACCAGATCTACTATCTCTTAACCATTCAGAGAGGCGAGTAGAGCCATATACTCCAGTTGCAGCATCAGAGTAAATTACATTTAATATTAAAATTTCTTCTGCACCGTCTATTATAGTTTTAACTTTAGTTTGTTTAGTTGAATCAAAAGAACCAGATAATTCTTTAAGAACTATTTCGCCATAATAGTTACCCTGAAATAGTGTTTTTGTTATATCTGAAACTCTAGCGGACACCGTATATTCTGAATCGCTATTTTCTTGATATATGATACCATTTTTTATTGCATCTATATCGGTTGATTCTTGCAAATAACAATTTAAAATATTTTTTCTAGAATAAACATTTGAAGATGGTTTAAATATATCCGTTTTAGGATAGTATATATCTATTTCTTTATCATATAAAATTCTAAATAAGAATCTTATAGAATTTTCCGTACCCTTTGAGTCATAAAATTCTTTTATATTTTTAACTACATTTCTTGAGTTTATAGGATTACCTGTTTCACGATCAATTGTTAACTCTACGTTAAAATCTTTCATTACCTCTTGTTTTATTTTATCTAAAACAAAATCAGGTATATCGTCTATATTTCTATAATTTTCTAAATTATATATTACTTTATTGGGGTCATTTGATTTTTCTAAAAATTCATAATAAGCACTAATAAAATCAACAAATTTGGGATAATCGGTTCTAATATATTCGGGTAATTGATATTGGATTAAATCATATACCGTGGTATCTTTTGTTATATTCTCTGTTATACAATTAAATAAAACTTGTATTTCTGTATCTACTATTTTTTTACCGTTTTTATTTACACAATATGCTGTTATAAAATTAGTACCATTAATTGGTGTTATATTAAAAATAGATTTTGTAAGATTTTCTGTTTTTACAATCTCATCGTTTAATAAAAAAACAACTGATTTAAAATTGACATCTAAATCAGTTACTACATATGATAACTGTAAAGTTTTACCGTAATTTATTTCATTTATATTTGGTGTAAGTATTTGTATTACATTATTCATGTTCTTCCTCTATATGGAAGAGGTTCAATTCTTATTGCTATAGATTTGCCATCTAGATTATCTAGTGCAAGCAAATTATTTTTATCTGCATATATATCTTTCTCTTTTGGTGCTGCATATATGCTCATTGGATTAGAGTCAATTAGTTTTATTGGTTGAAATGCGGTCAAGTATACTATACCTTTAACATAATCTATAGTTCCAATTTTTTTTAGTACTACCTTTTCATCTGATTCATTATTGTATACTATATTTACATTTCCAGCCGAATCGTCTTCCAGAATGCATATCCTGCTTTTTGTGTAAGTTGGGTCATAATAATAAAATGAGGTGCTGTTAATTACTGGAGTTGTGCAATTTTCATTATAATTAAAGGAATTTCTAAAATTTATTTCATAATTTAAAGATTGAGTTGAATCGGGTATGAATCGTTTTTCCATTCTAGTGACGATATTTATTGAGTATATTGATTCGTCTAATGAATCAATTTGATTTATTAATTCGTTAGTGAAAAAATCTCCATCAAAAATTTCTATATTGTTTTTAATATAGATTAAAATTTGTTTGTTTATTTTATTTAATAAATTTGTTGCAGATATTTTTAATTTTACTGGATCTGTTTTAATCAAAACGTCTAATAAAATATAGATAACCTCTGGGTCAATAACAACTGGCTCTATTCCGACTATATTTTTTCCTTGTTTTAGGGAATTAGATATACTGAGTTTTTCTTCATTTGTCAGAGTTGTTCCATTTTGTGGTTTTACTGAGAGAAATACTTTTCCGTATTGAGGTGGGTCATTGTCCTCTCCGCCCCAACAAGAAATTGATTTTATATTTGGAAAATCTTTAAGTACTATATTTTTGTAATCATCTAATGTGACTGCTCGTTCTTGTGCGGTAAATGATTTTGGTGCTTTTAATTTTATTGATTCTTTTGTTTCTTTGGAATCCCCCCCAGTCGCGGGCACTAAAACATCTACGGTATAATTTAAAGAGGGAACTGTAAATGTATTTTGGTTATCATTATCTCCTATACCGTTTGCAGATGCACCATTTGTGACTAAAAATTTAACTGTAATTTGATTGCTATCTTTTAACTTTTTACCTATGACATTATCACCAAAATACAAACAATATTGGCCATATGGCGTCTCTTCTATAAAATATACATTAGAAGTTCCAGTTATTTTTGTTATTTCTTTACCTTCGGACCACACGTCAGTTGCACCATCAGAGTCTGTTTGAGATTCTTGAACATTCACTTCAATTGTACTTAGATCTATATTATCAAAGGGTAATATGTATTTTCTGTAAGGCATACCCTCATCATGAATAAATGTTAAAGTTTTAATTTTTCCTTCTTTTATTTCAATTGCACCTGTTTCTAATGTTGCTATTGTTCCATTAGAATTAAATGTTTCAGGTTTTAAATAATAATCATGTAATGTTACAAACTCAAAAACTTCACTTTCATGTGCAGCTCTAAAGACGGTGTGTTTTGGTATTAGTGTTGATGTTGGTGTTGTAGTAGTAATTACATTTATTTTACAAATTGAAGCTTTAGCAGATCCTGGCGTATAACCCAACATTTTGGCCAAAGAAACTATGGATGATCTTTTAGTTGCTGTGTCTAAAAACATTTCATTAAAAGTCATATTGTTATAAAACATCTGATAATAAGTATTATATGCTAAAACGTCTAACAAAATATTTAAACCAGATCCTTCAAAATTATAGCCAGTAAATCTATCTTGAGATTTAAAAAATGCTAATAAATTTTGTTTTATAGAATTAAAATCTATTTTTTGAATATTTTTACTCATCTGGTTCTTTCTACTATGAGATCTAATGTTTGTATTATCTTATTATCATTTTTTATAGTATAATCTAAAGAAATAGTTAAAGAGTTTTTAGTTTCCTCATAGATAATTTCAATATTATTTATTTGGATTCTTGGCTCTTGTTCTTCTATAAGATTTGAAATTTGTTGTTTTAATTCATCTTGATAGATTATATTAAAATTTAAAAATAAATATTCTCTTAAGTTGATATCTAATCTTGTATTAAATGGTCTTTCTAATACAGAAGTTAATAGCAAATTTTTTAAACTTTGTTTTATAGCACTATCTCCAGTTTTTATGGAAACGTCTCCGGTTATGGGGTGAGCAGTAAAATTTAAATCTATGTCTGTTATTTTTAGGTTTGACATTGTTTCTTATTTATCAATAATGTGTTTATCATTCTAGAATAATATCTAATTAATTCTTTTAATTTATTTTTATCTGTATTTTCTACACCAGTGTAATCACACCACTCTGCAAGTATGTAACCCATTTTAAATCCTTTTTCACACTCAAAAGGTAAAATTGAAAAAGACACTGCTCCTCTAGATTCGAGATAACCTTTAAAATAAGAGTCTTTTAAATCAATGGTGTAATATATTTCTGCATCATTTTTCTCTAGCAGTTTAATTTTATCTACGTATCTGGTTATAAGTTGTCCTTGTGGGCTATCCATAGAAGAAACAACCCCAAGTTCACACGATTCATGTGTAGTTGTAAATTTTAATATAGATGTTCCATCAAAAAAATGGCCACCGTTGTGGAATTTTATTATACCAGTTCTGCAACATTGTAATTTAAGCCTTAATTCTGTTAACAGTTCATCTATTTGGCTATGTATTCTTATAAAATTAGTTTCTATTTGTGGGGTTTGGAGTTCTCTAAATTTTGCTATTATTTTTTTAAAATTTGCTAAAAATACAATTACTCCACCTATCAAAAAAGAAAAAACATATGTTCCTATAGTGAAATAATTGTCAAAATGTGGCATCTCTAACTCCTAAATTGTGATTATAATAATATTTATAAAAATTAATTATCTCTTTTCCTAGATTGTGTCTTTTTCCAAGAACTTGCCACATAAAGCGGATAGCCGCTTCTATTTTTTATTCCTATTTTGTTTCTACTAAACATTGCATCATTTTGAATAAATTTTTTATTTTTTATAGAAGAATCCAAATCAGAAGAAAAAACTTCATCTAAATCTATAATCAGATTGGGAGTACAATCCCTCGGTTCACTGTATTCTAGTGCTAAAATGTCCGGTCTTATTAAGGCTAAAGATTTGTTTTTGCTTTGTAATACATCTGGGCAAAGATTATCGTCTGGTCTTCTTAAACGAGCAGTTTTTCTTTCCCACATGTGAGTATAAAAATGTCCAACCCCACCTATAGTTAAAAGATAGTCTGAATTTGTAAAAATATGTGATATTTTTGACTGCGTGGTTAATGTATTCATAATTTCTAAATTATGATTTCCCATAACGTGAACATTATAATTATCCCCAACAGTCAATAAACAGTTTCCATATAATTGTTCTTTTTTCATAGAACCAAGTAATTCGTATAGGTAGCAACTAATATGAATCTCTCCCGACACATTACTTAATTTTAAAGAATCATATTTACCATTTATAATGGTTTCTCTGCTTTCACCTATTTCCCTTAATTCACTTTTACCCACAACAGTATGCATATTGCCAGTAACTTCTAAATTATAATCTCCATTAACAAAATGATTATAGTTGCCTTTGTTTTGTCTAATATTCATGTCACCATTTTCTAGGTGCATATTAACATCACCATCTTCTAATGTCACATTTACGTTTCCTCCTTTAACATATAAATTAACATTAGAGTTTCCTCCAACATAAACATCAAAATTTACAGATTTTTCTGGTGTATTTTTAATTTTATCTTTATTTACAATAACTCTTAATGCTTTATCTATAGTGACATCTGTGTAACCGTCAACGTGCAAATGTGCATCTCTAAATACCGAGAACCATAAATCCCTAGTTACAACAGTACTCATAGATCCTGCAGGTAAAAATTCTATATTTGTGCCTGTTCTATGAATTACATGTATTCTCTCTCCTCCTGGAGTGTTATCCATTTCTGCAACATGTCCGGATTCTGTTTGTAGAACAGAATTAAAAGGAAAAATGGATCTATCCGGCATTCCTTCTACACAAGATTTTCTTTTTTCTACTGGTTGGCCATTTGATTTTCCTAATTGTGGATCTGGTGCTGATATTGAGGATCCTCCTCGACCACCTCCCCCAGCACCACCGCCACCACCGCCACCACTTCCTCCGCCTCCCCCAGCACCACCACCGCCACCACTTCCTCCTCCACCACCTGCCCCTCCGCCCACTCCAGTGCCAGTTTGGCCTCCAGCGGGAACATCACCCACAGCAACATCATTTATAATACTACCAATTAACTCTGGATTATTTACAACATCAATATCAACAAATTCATTTAAAAGATTTTCTACCGGTATAATTGTATCTTTTTTATTGTTTTCTAAATTTTGTGTTTTGGAACCTACAGCGGGAATAGTTAATTGTGCTTCTTGCTGTTCAACTTTTCTATTCAAAAATATATTTTTTGGTTGCTGTGTAATATCTACAGGTGTAGTTTCTGTTGGAGTTGGTAAAATGGGCGACCGACTCTTTAGCTGTGTTTCTATTTGTATCTGTTCTGGATTTAAAGGTATGGTATTAGGATCACAAACACCACCTTCAAATTTTTTAGGAACCTTTGGTTGTGGATTTCCACCACCATCTGTTTGTCTTGGTGGTGTATTTGTTATTGGTGGTATTTTATTTTGACCGTTATTTTGTGATTCTGCCATAATATTTTATATCTTTACTCTATTTTTCTTGTTATAAATTATGTTTCCACCATCATCTAATGCTTGTGGAGATTCGCTGTAAGGTTTCCATTCGATAGACAGAGAAGTTTTAGCAGTAGAATCTATTGGATTAGGAACTACACTTATTTTTGATTCATTTGTAATACCACATTTAAAAGTGTCTTGCACCATATCCATGTGGATAAATCCATTATCAATTAATCCATCGGGTCTTCTTAATTTCTTATAATTATATATTGTTTTTTTTAACCCTTCTTCATCATTAATTGCAACAGCACTAACATCGGTTTTTTCCTTAAATTGATCTAAAGGATTTTTCTTTTGGTATTCGTCTTCTAGTTGAACGCCGTGATCATTTCCTTCAACTTTTTTACCATCTGGAAATTTTAAAGTTTTTACAGTTTTAGGATATAATTTTAATTCCTCTTCTGTTCTTTGATCCTTAAAACCATCACCTGCATTAGTTTGTATAACTTTTCCAAAATTAGGATTATCATTTTGTTTTACATCTGAGCCTATATCTTGTGGTTTTAGATCCTCTACTATTCCGTGCCAAGTACCTAAAATAACAGGAAGTTGACATAAATGACCATCTCTAAAAAAACCAAAAACATATGCACCATCTACTATTCCAGTTGGAGACATGCCAATACCAGATACAGATGCACTTGTTACTGGCATTATAATTTGTGCCCAAGGTAATTCCTCTCGTTTTATATCGTTTGTGTAAGCACTATGTGCATTTAATATTCTTACACGAACTCTTCCTAATTGAAGGTCAAAATCTCTTCTGTCTTCTATTACACCAAAAAACCAATAAAATTCTCCCATCGTAGATCTTTCACCCATTACTCTTCTCCTATAGAATCTTTAGTGCCTTTTATTGTAGTTTTATATTCTGCTATTACTGTATTAAGGTTATATGATAATGTATGTTTTACTTCTGTTGCTAAAAATTTTCCATTGTGTAATATGTCTTTTTCTGGCTTATCATTTGAAAGTTGTTGTTGTATTGGTCTACCAAAATAAAACACATCTCCGGCTGATATATTTTCAGAGGTTCCGGGTATACTAAAAACCAGATTTAACTGATTTAATTGTTGTATAAGAGATATTCTTTTTAATAACCAATCATCTGGGCCACCAACTTTGTCCTGAGATTCTGGTGGGTCTTCACATAACATTGTGAATCTACCTTTTTGGGTATATCTTGTTAGAAACGAATTTTGTAATAATTCTGAAAAATTTTGACACTTGTTGGGATCTATTATTGGATTCGTTGTTAGGTGTGTTTGTTTAGAAAATTCATTTTTTAATGAATATGTTGTTTCAACGTATCTTTTTAAAGTCATGTCAAAAGTTAATACTGAACTAGTATACATTCCTTTTTTAGCATTTTCTATTGGTGACTGTCTAGAAATATCATAACTTAAAACATTATTTTTTAATTTTTTTAGAGGCAACTTAAATGGCATTTCTACAGTGAATCCATTAGATGAATTTGTGCCCACTGTTGGTTTTTTTTCTAACAAAGAACCAACAGATCTAAAGTGAAAAGAATCTATTTTTTGATAAAATAAATAATTTACATCGTTTTTATTTCTATCCGGTCTGCAAATTGTTGCAAATTTATTTATGAGTTCTAATGGGCTTTTATAATTGTAATTACCAATCATTTCATCGCTAGATGCCTCAATATCATCTATCGTTATCTGTAAATCTGTGGCCAATTTTTTAACATTATCAGTAATTTTTCCGGAATAGTGTCTAGATACATCCAATGTCATATTTTTAAAAAAATGACGTGGAGCTAAATGAATTACTATTGTTTGTCCTGTTTGATTTGTATCTGCGTTTTCGGTTTGTGTTTTGTAAACCATTAAATTTATATTAATAGTTTTTTCAGAACTACCATCTATTCTTTTTCCAGCAAATGAAAAAAAAATTTCATCCAAAGCAGTTTTTAGCCCACGTTGTATCAATCTGGTTTCGGGGGTATCAAGTATTGAAAGAGTTGCTGTTAAAAAATTAGAAAATATACTTTCATATACTTCTATTTTTTTTACAACAGAGGTTATGTCTAAAGTTTTACCTTCTGCAGTTTTAAGTATAACTGGACTAATTGATGCAGGATTTAAATATGTATTAGACATTCTCTATATCTTTTCTTTTTTCTACTTCTTTTAAAATATTATTTATTTGATTTATCAAAACTATAATATAGTCTGGTTTTAATATTATTATATCTCGTTTATCGTTATTAATTTTTTCTTCATGCTCTGCATTTGTTACAACATAGGTTGATATTGATCCGTCTATGTAACCGGTTAGATAATTTCTAGCATTCAATGTTTCATTATTTTGCTCAAAATGATGTAGTGCATCTTTAGCCTCATAAACAATTTTATCAATACTGATTTGTTTTATAGTTGCTCCATCTTCATCTAAAAGACTAACAATATCTGTTGTAGATAAACTAGTTGGTAATTTTGATGTTAAATTTATCTTATTAAGTGTTCTATCATAATCATTAACATTATATGTTTTTAACCCATATTTTATTTTTTTAACATCAGAAAAAGAAAAATCTATAGAACTTTCTGATAAAAATATAACAGAGTAATTATATTTTTGTACTAAATAATCATTAAATTTACTACTGTTCAAAGGCCAATCTAATTCTTTATTATATTTTTGTCCTATTAATAATATAATCCAAGAATATAAACTGTTATCATATCGATTTAATGCTAAAGACTCCGCAGTATCTTCATCTTTTATATAATAGTTTTCTATAAATTGTTGGTCTGTAAAAACATTTATCGCATCATATCTCAGTAATATGTTAGATAACTCTTTTACGTCATAGGATATTGTTGGGTGGTTTTCAAACATTATGATAATCCCCCTGTTGACGAACCACTATCCTCAGAACGACCATATAATTGATACATTTGATTGGCTGATAGGAGTCTTGTTTCTTGTAAAGAAACGGTTAAAGTTGTAGTAATCGGTTCTCCATCTCTATGGACATATAGACCACCTTGTGTATCATATGAAACTTGTACTGACGTTATGGCACTAGGTTGTGTTCTTATAAAAGTTTTACCACCAGTTGAAGTGCTTCTGCCTGCAACTTCAACCATACACAATTTAGGATATTTAAATAAAGGACCATTCAACGATGGATACGAAAGTTGTCTTAGATCTGAGATTAAACGCCATATATTCGCCGCTTCTTCATATGACACTGGACATAGAGACCAAGTAAATTGAAACTGTCTCAGGGCTGGAGATTTATATGTTAATTGTGTATATGGGTTCGTTGCCCTACCATTTATTGCTTGTGCAATATCAACAAACCCACCAGCCCCAACTGATCTAGCAGCACCTAGTGCTGCTGCCTGAGCAACATCTTGGGCTGTAACTGCTCTTCCTGGTCCTGCAGAACCAAACATTTGTCGTAATCCTTGTCCGATTGCACCCATTTCTAATGGTGCCCAATCGTGTTCGTGTATATCATTTGCCCCTTTTGGTACAGGTAATCCATATACAGTTTTGCTACCTTTTGCTAACACAGCATCTTGATAATCGGCTTCGTATATTTTTAATAAACTATATGAATTTGGAAATGCTTGTGCTGAAGCAGAGCCCACATTTATGCTAATATTTCTTACTGTTGGGGGTGGCATTATTTCTCCTATAAATATTTTTATGCCATATAAAGGTAAATACAGACCAATAAATCCTCAAAAATATATAGGTAATTCTTCTGGTATTATTTATAGATCTTTGTGGGAAAGAAAATTTATGGTATTTTGTGATACAAATCCAAACATTTTAAAGTGGTCATCAGAAGAAATAGCAATACCATATTATTTTACAATAGACAAAAAAGTACATAAATACTATGTGGATTTTGTAATTCAAACCAAAGATAAACATGGAATCATAAAAACATATTTAATAGAAATAAAGCCAGCAAAACAAACTCAAAAACCACAAAAAAGAAAAAATACTAGAAAATACATCAAAGAAATGATGGAATGGGAAAAAAATAACTGTAAGTGGGAAGCGGCAAAAAATTATGCAAAAGAAAAACAATGGGAGTTTAAAATATTAACCGAAAATGAACTTTTTTAACCCAAAAACAGTACTAAATAAGATAGAAAGTTATAAAAATTTTAAAAAAAATTTTCCAGGAACAGTTTTATCATTTGTACACAAACCCCAAACAAAATTCTTCTATGATTCTATACCAGTAGTGCTGGGGGTTAGGCTTATTGGTAGAAAAATGTTTGCAGTTAATTTGAGATTGGTTCCTCCGAGGGAAAGAGTAAGATTGTTGAATATGATGTATGATCTTAAATATGAAAATGAACCAAGAGTTGTAATAAATAAATTATTAAGAAGCAAATATTCAAAAATTATGGCAGCAACTCTTGAAGTATATGATATAAAAAATATTAAAAGCAAAATTAAAGTTTTAAATGATGGTGATTGGGCAACATTTGCATTAAACGAATATAATTCTTTTAAAAATGTTCCTAAAAATAGAATATATAAAATAGTAAAACAAAGAATAATAAACATAAAAATGCCAGTTAAGTACATAGTTCAAGTTATAAAAAACAATTTAAAAAGAAAATAAATGGGCTTATTTGATCCAAAACCACCATTTCCCCCCGACGTTCTTCCTGATCCGTTTCAAGGAGTAAAAGAAAAAATTTCTCCTAAAGGTTTATGGAGCGAATTTAAAGCAGAAAAGATTTCTGAAACTCAAGCACAAACTTATTTATCAAAAAACCCACTCAATATAAGAAATACAATATCACAAGATGTTTTTTCCCTCTTAAGAACAAATAGATATAAAGTAGAATTATCATACAAAGGAAAAACAATAAATCATATTCTGTGTGAATCTGTAGAGTTTCCTGAGAGTGGTATAGCCACGACCGAATATCAAATAGGAAACAGACCAATATTTCTGATACCGTATACAAGAAATTACGGTTCTAATACAATAAATATAACATTTAGAGAAAACTACACTAATAACTCTAAGCCAGAAGTGTTAAGTTTTTTAGAAAATTGGGCAAACGATATAGTAACTAAAGACATTGCAACAGGAAGCTATGATGTTAATTATTATGATAGAATTTTGGGGAATATGAAAATAACCGCAATGGATTTAAATTATAATCCAATAATTAATATGGAAATATATAACATATATCCGACTCTTTTTAGACCGTCAACTTTAGAATACGGCGATATGAATAATTATATAAAGATAAATACTACATTCGCCTTTGAAGAATTTGAATTAAAATAATAAGGAGACTACATAATGCCTTTGCCAAAAATGAGCGTGCCCACATATGAACTGAATTTAATATCTAATAACAAAAATATAGAATATAGACCGTTTTTAGTAAAAGAAGAAAAATTACTTCTCATGGCCTTAGAAACTAAAGACAAAAAAGAAATAATCAAAGGCGTATATTCCGTTCTACAAAACTGCATAATAAACGAAGATGTCAATATTGAAGAATTACCTTCGTTTGATGTAGAATATTTATTTTTAAAAATTAGAGAAAAATCTTTAGGCGAAAAAATAGAAGTAGTTGTTCGTTGTCCTGATACTAAAAAAACATTTCCGGTTGATGTAAATTTATTAGACGTTAAAGTTGAAAAACCAAAAGATTTATCAAACAAAATAGAAATTACAAATAAAATGGGTATAATATTAAAATACCCATCATTTAAAACAATACAAGAATCATACGATAAAAACAATTCAGATAAAATTTTTGATATTCTTTTAGAATGTATAGATAAGATTTACGATGAAAATACAAGTTATACATGTAAAGAATATTCTAAAAAAGAATTACAAGAATTTGTAGAGTCTTTACCGCAAAATATTTTTATAAAACTAGCACAATTTTTTGAAAATTTTCCACAATTAGTATACGAAAATAATGTAACTTCTCCATTTACAGGTAATCCTGTGAAAGTGAGGTTAGATAGTTTCATAGATTTTTTCGATTGAGCTTCGGGGGTGATACTTTAAAGTCTTATTATAATCTTAACTTTATATTAATGAAGGAACATAATTTTAGATTGAGTGAAATTGATAATATGATTCCTTGGGAAAAAAATGTATATAAGTTACTATTATTAAAGTATTTAAAGGAAAAAGAAGAAGCAAGAAAAAAGAAAAATAAGAAATGACTCCCAATTCACCCAAAACACAATATAACTCCCCCTTTGCACAAAATGCAGCAGGAATGGGATTACCTGAATCTATAAGAGACGAAATAAAAGAACTTTTAGGTTTGAATAATCCTTTAGGTGGTTTAGAAAAATTTAGAGAAGAATTGTATGCGGTTGTACAATTACGAACCAGCAAAATACTAAAAGATGCTGAGAAGTTTTTCAGTGTTCTTTCACAGGGATCTGTTGCATCCGGTGTTAAATCTGTGGATCCTTCATCTGAAAATAAAGATAAAGATAATAAAGAAAAACAAACCACAGAAATATTAAAAAATGTTTCTAGTATAAAAGTTTCTATTGAAGGCGTAGACGAACAAAATAGAGATATAAAAAAGAATACAGAAGTAAGTGCATCTGTTGCTAATGTAAATGAAGAAAATGTAAGAGAACAAGAATCCAAAGACGACAGATTTCAAAATACTTTAATAGATTATTTGGATAAAATATTAAGACAACTAAAGAAAGCAACTTCTGCAGAGG